CAAACGGTCATGCCCCAGTCCTCACCGGCGGCTTTAGAGGAGGCTTCAGCTTTGTCCCACAGCTGCTTGTCTTTGGCTTTGTCCCGGTCAAAGAAATACTGACGACGTGGATCAATGGACTCCTTGCCGCCGTCAGCCTCGTAGCTAGCCTTATCAAACTCAGGCGAGTTTTTGAGGATGCGGTAGAGGCGGTCGATAACTGACCATGGACCTACATTCTTTGTCTTCGCCGCGGCTTTAACCGCAGGAGCATCGCTAGATCTTGGAGCTGGAGGCTTAGCTTTTTTGTTAGCCGGCTCTTTAGACGCAGAGCCTTCCTCAGATGCTCGAGCCTTACGCGTGTCAAGGCGATCAGCGCCAGGGTCGTCAATATCTTTAGAACTGTCGTCAGGATCATTGGCACCCTCCTTTACGGTGTCATCCATGTAGCCGCCATCCCCAACATCCTCCATGGTGTCTAGCTTCACATCAAAGAGGTCTCCCTTGTTGCATGCGTCCCTAAACTCCTGGGTGGTGAGCTCGCCTGCCTGCTTAGCTTGAATGAGACGGGTGAACTTCTGCGTCTTGACGTTTTGCTCATCGACAGCTGAGAGCTCCCGAAGCGGCTTAAAGCTGATAGACAAGTCATCAGGGATGAAGCCAAAGAGCATCTGACACTTGATCTCGCAGATGCGCAGGATGTCATACTTGAGCTTGTTGCGTACCTGGCTTTCAACCATTGAGTTATATACCTCAATGTCATCCTCGCCAGAATTAAAGCCAGCAGCAGAGATACCAAAGATCTTAGTAAGAGGCATGCGCATGTCGCTTGCCACCTGCATCCTGATGCCATTCATCACCTCTGCTAGCCCCGTGAAGCTTAGCTGTTTGTGGTCCCAGTCGTCTTCTGAGTCCATGGTGAGGGCGTTGTTGTAGTTCTTCTCGTAGTTAGCGATCTGCACCCGCCGCATGACAGCTTGCTCACCCTGTGGCTGTAAGAGTGTACTGGTGAGGTTTTTGATCTTAAACACGTCAACTTTGAATTCGTCTAACACTTCAAAGGTGAGGTCGGTGGCTTTGAGATACTGATTGATCGATCTGACCAAGGTCTCGATGATAGAAAATCCCCAGCCTCTAAGCCTTGGGCGGACAAAAGACGGTGCAGTGAGTCCCTTAAGCCGCATGACGCGCGACTTGTGCACCTGTTCGCCGTAGTAGTTGTAGTATTCAAAGTCTTGCGACTGAATAGCTGGGTCATAGCCTTCGGTGTTTTGCTTATCCCAAAAGAGCTCCCACATGTCGACAGCCCTAAACTCCAGGGTGGAGTCTTTGGTGAGCTGGTCTACCTCCAAGGGAGTCTCTGGGTCCTGATCAGTGAGGATCAAGATCCCAGCACCACCGTAGAGCCTATTCCACTTGGCTGCTTGACCTACGGTGTTAAGGTCGTCGTCGCGGTCGATAGAGACTTTGAGTTCTTCAATCTCCAGCTCATCAAGCTGCTTTGACTTGATCTCGACACCACCTCTTAGGCCATCGTCTACGGGGACGTCGCAGATGGTTTGGATGAGACCTAGCTCACAGTAGGCTTCTGAGAGCATTTGGCGGTCGTTGGAGACAAGAAACCACCGCAGGTTTTCAAAGAGGGTGGTTGGTTGGCTGATCTGTTGACCAAAGCCTTGGTTGCCAGGGAAGCCTTGTGGGTTGATACCGCCACCGATGCCAGGAGCAAAGCCTAGAGCTCCCCCAAGGCCGTTTTCCACCTTCTCTGTGTTTTCTACTTTAGAGGCACCTTCGACAAAGTCCCGCCTAGACCTACGGCTCATGGCTCACTCCCCAGGAGCTTTAGGGTGGCTTTACCTATTTTAATGAAAGCATCTTCGATGTCGTGTTTGGTGGACTCGACGACGATGACTTCAGCTTCGTTAGCCATCTGGGAGTAACCTTGCTTTTGCACGATCCAACCATTTTCTACCCGAATCACCTGCACCACCATAGCTGCTCCTAAAGTGCATTGAGCAGCGAGAAGCTGCCGCATAGTGTGTTGAATGAAGCACTCAAAACATCAACGATATCATCGTGTTTTCCTTCTGGGAAATTTTCTAGTTCGTTAAACATAGCCTCATTCCAGGGAGCCCGGTAGACCAGAATGTTGTGATGCTCGGCTTGCGCTGAGACGGGCTTGGCTCTGGTCTCTTTATCTTTTGAGGTGGTCGCTGTGGTCACATTATACCCTTGGAGCATTCTTACAAAGTGTTCTGCTTCAGCCACTCCGGCGGATCCTGGGTCCTGTTGGCTCATCACTTGGACATAGGGCCCGTCATGGGCGGCGACGTTTTTGATAAGTGTCTCTATTTGACCCGGAGAGTCCTGGGCACTCTTAAGGTCAGCCACGCAAAACCGCCCATCAGCGTATTTGTAGACCAACATCCCCCTGGTCCAGTCAGGGTCAGGGTTAGCCTCGCTTGGCTTAGTCGCAGCTCTGTCCCAAAACCTGATAGCTCTTATCCAACCAGCTGGGACAGCGTCGACGATTGGGAACCATTCTCTTTGGAAGTAGGACCCGGCTGTGGCCCTAACGTTCCAGTTACCTTTTTCAAGTCTTAGGCGGTCAACCCGGCTTAGGGCTCTAAGGGACGCCAGGTAGCTTGGGTCTTTCTCCATCAAGATCTTGTTGTCGTGAATGCTGGAGGGGACGAAGGTGAGGCTCTTTGGCAAAGCTTCCTTGCCATAAGTTTTGATTAGAGCTTCTTTGCTATCAGCCCATATGAGATTGTCATTGATCCGGATGAACCATCGCAACACACCCGAGCGCTTTTGGATAGGGTAGCCATCGTCACCGATCCACCAGTCAATCAGTTTTCTGACCCAGCTGTCGGCATCTGGGTTGGTGGTAGCTCTAATATAACCAGGTACTCCCGAAGTACTTCGGTTCCGACTCATCATGTACCAAAACTGGCTGTAATTAAAGTGACTTAGCTCATCAAACCCCAAAAGCGGTACCTGGCTACCTTGCCAGCTATAGACAGAGTCATCATGCTCTAGATGAGCAAAGGCAACCCGTGCTCCTGAGGGGAACTGCCATTCTAGGTTAGCTTCTCTGGGGTGAGCTCCTAGAGGCCTATACATGGTGACGGACTCATCCCAGAGACCGCCTTCGTTGCGCACCTGTTTGGAGTTGCGCCGAAAGATCACCGCACCGAATTTAGGATTGTTGATGTGCCTAAGTGGTTCGAGGAGTAGAGCATAGCTCTTGCCACCGCCCTAACCGGCAGCGCCGCCATAGATTGCTATGTCTGCTGTTGTCTCTAAGAACGACGTCTGCGGACCTAGCTGTGGCTCTAACACTACTGTGTCTTTTACCTGGGGCGCTGCCATTGATTACCTCCGTTGTCTAAACAATAATATGACTTGTAGCACTGTGACTGTGTGACTGCATTGTAATGGAGCCTCTGCCTAGAATGAGCGCTTATCGCTAGTGGACTCAGGTAGTGAGTCTGCGACTTTCTTCACTTCATAGCCAAAGGCTCTGAGGCGCTGGTGTCCTTTTGAAGTGATCAAGAGATCGACTTTCTTGTCGTGTTCTCTTTGAGCTTCTAGGAGCTCGTCTTGAGCTTCGTCTCCTTCAAAGAGATAGGTTTCTTTAGTTTCTTTTGCGTGTCTCATTGATTGCTCCTTTGGGCTGGTCAGAGTCCGCATTTTTTGATTTCAATATTCACTTTGACGATATTCGCCACCTGCTGGGCGAGATTGCACAGAGCATTGATGTTACTTGGATTGACTTCTTGGTTTTTCATTCTGTTCATCCAAGTAATCAAATGCTCTGCGGCATCGCACAAATAGGTCCTCGAAACTGCATTGCCCTCTTTTGAAGGCGGCAATGGCACTACGGAAACCAAAGAGGGGATGATCTCTACGGAGTTTTTCTTGAGCTGATCGTTTTTCACTTTTGATTCTTTCATGATGTCTGTGGTAGTACCTCTCGTATAGGCCGTTTCTATAGGCTCTCTGCATCAAAGCTTGCCAGCGCAAAGGATTCAAATTTCGCCATTTCGCTATGCGTTTCGCATTCCACTCCTTGCCCTTCCTCTTTGAGTATTCTTTCCACTTCTTTCTCTCCATCTCTCTGTACTCCGGACTCCTTTCGCGAAGCTTTTTGATAGATAGTCTTTTGTATTCCGGAGATGACGTGAGATATCCGGCTCGAACTAACTCCTTGGCTATCTGCAATCTGAGCAATTGGTACTTCGTATTTTTCTTTGAGGACATAGATTAAACGCTCGTATCTCGATAGTCCGACAAGATATTCTGGGATTCTAGAAGTATCGAGTCTATCTAATGGTTCAGATCCAAAAGACTCCTCGTCGTAGACACATCTAGTTGATTCGAAGTGTCGTCTAGCATCGCCGCCAGGTGTCCCCGAACGACCATAATTTCGCCGTAGATAGTCTGAAAATCTTCTAGCAACGTAGAAATCAGAAACTCCTTTCTCAAAGGCATATAGGACGCACTCCTGAGCGAAGTCGTCAGCGTCATTTCTTTTTCCATGTCTTTTTGCATAGGAGCTCGCTTGTCTGTGGATTTCTTTGTAGTCGATATCCAATCAATCAGCATCCTCAGGGTAGGCGTCCATGACACTAGGTAGCTGATTAGGCTCATTCTCATCAGCTCTTTTGCCGTTGCTAGGCAGCTTGATGATGATCTGTGGTGGTAGCTGGCTAGTAGTTCCCGAATGCTCTAACTGCATTCTGTCAGTCCTACCCCAGCGTTGGGGAGCCATTCTCTCCAGTTGCCAGGCTAAAGCTTGCCAGTTCTTCTCACCATGAGCGGTAATAGCAAGAGCGTTATTAGCTTCTTTAGTGGCGAAAGCTTTTTCAATCTCGTGACAAAAGTTGTAATAGATACCACTTGTTTCTTCGCGACCTGCTTTAAGCCATCTATAGAATGTCTTCTTAGAAATACCAACGGCAACAGCTGCTGTCTCAACATAAGCGCCACCAAGGATAAATTTGATGATTTTTTCTTGAAGCTTTGGCGTCAGGATTTGAGGCCTGCCGCTGAGCTTTTTGATCTTTGGGCTAGATTTAGGCGATGCTTGAGTTTTGCCCAGGCGAGGTACGTTAGGCCTATCGGCGATTTTGGGTCTAGGGCTCCCAGCCATTGAATCTCTCTACTTGATTAGGTGAACTAGCCCTATCTTAAAGGCTGTCACTTGATCAAGCAAATTATGCCGGCAAAGAGTGTGAGTAAGGGGAGGCGCACACCTCAACCCTTACTCAGTAACCCAAGCTTCGACCCTTGGGTCACCCGCCAGTGGCACACTAGCAAAAAGCGAAAGGAGCCTAAAGCTTAAAAGCTCTAGACTCCCCACCACACACAGACAATCCTCGGTGAAAGAAGATGAGTTACGTTAACATGAGACT